ATCCTCGATTCGATGAATCCACTCCATCTTTTCCGAGAAATCCATCTTCTTACCCCAATTAACCCCGTGGGTCAGCACAAACTGATCCTGGGTCTTGAGATAGTTGAATAAAGACTTCTGGAAAGGCTGGAGGCACTTGGTGGTGGCTTCCGCTTTAGTGATCATGCGGACTTTTAAGGGTTCACAGATCGCTTGGGCAGTCACCTTCGGTTTATGATATGGCGGATAGCGCGGAAACATTTGTGAGATGGTTACACAGTCATCCCGAAAGGGAGTGCCCTCCTTACGGAGAGTCACTTCCTTAAAGGGACGAAGGGGACCATCCCGGATGTCCACGGAAACACATTGGATGACCTGTCGCCAGGCGTCCGAGAGTTCCCGATGATGGAAATCCGTATGTTGAAGGAACCTTTCCCTGATCGTAGGACCGACGTCAAAAACGTCCTCCCAATGATTAGAAGTGAAGAATTCCTCCGCATTCACAAATGAGCGCTCATGCCAATCGTTCACACCGACGTAGGAGTAGGAAGGTTTTCCCGTGTATTTCTCCAGATAACTCTGTTCCCGTTTACTTAAATACGGGCCTAGGTTATACTCTCGAAACATGGGGCCTTCCCGCTTCCGACGATCCACCAAAAGAGGCAGGTGAAACCTTCTCCAAACCGCAAGTTGATCCTCAACGACAGGCTTTCCCTGGTTGTCCATAATAGGAGAACCAAAAGCCATGTTCGTTGTCATGATCACTATCGGTGAGTTGAAGGTCATACCCTTCTCATCCAAGTGTGCCATAGGCAGGATATACCGATTCACGGATACAAGTTGTTCAAACTCGACAAGATCCTCGCGATTAGCAAGGTCTTGGCCAAAGTCGTCGAGGACGACAATCGGCTGTTGAGAGTATCCATCCCAATGACGGGAGGAACAAGAACGACTGTAGACGAGATCGTTCCCCTTTCGCGAGGGGAACATTGTCTGACCTATCAGAGAAACCAACTGTTGAACACTAGTTGTCTTCCCTGATCCCGGTGGACCGAACAATCCAATTACGAAAGGTTCGGGCCGGGTTGGGCCATCCAATAATGATAGATACAAGGGACCCTTCTGGACCTCAAGGAGAGGATACAGTTGGGCTCTAGCACCACCTTTTGACCGAGATTTCTCGACTGTTGCACGAGTGTTAGGTAGGGAGGTACGATACGGGTCATAATCCTTTCGGATAAAACGACCCACCTTCCGACCATACTCAAACAGTTCTTGGAGAAACTCATGAGGAACATCGATAAGTTCTGATTCCGGTCTACATAGAGACTTTTTGTGTTTCAGGTACGCCTCGTACACCATGTCGTCACCGACTGGAGCACAAAGCGCCTTTGACTCAAGAAGATTCTTGTAGAACCTAACGCGGAGTCGTTTGCTCGGTTTCAATAACCGGTCTAACTTCTTTTGCACTAGGTCTGGAAAAAGAGGGATCCTCACGATTGAAATCGTAGGACGCTCCTGATCCATCTGGACACAGAAC